GCAAAGGTTAATAAATCTGTATCATCTGTATGCCCAATTGTAGTACCATCTATTTTAATACTATCTATAGTAAGACTTTCAGCAGTTGAAGTTCCAGCTGTTCCAGAATTACTAATAGTTTCTTTTGTCCATGATACACCCATGTATGCTCCTAAAATTCTTGAGGTCTAATTTGACCTGTTGTTTGATAATTACTTCTAGAAAATTTCTTTGCTTCTTTAACTCCTAGATTATATTCTTGGTCAAAATATTGAGCCATATCTATTTGTAGATTTCTAGGGTCTTTATATCCTACTGCTATAACTCTAAATAATATAGTTTCATGAAACTGTTCAGGAATCTCATTAAAAGTTCCAGTCATTGCATTGTTAGACAAATCCTCATCTTGAGATATAGCATAGATTCTTAAATCTTTAACTTCTGAAATAGAAGCCCAATTACTAGTAAACCCATCTTTAGTAACAGTATTAGTTGCTTTTTCAACAATACCAATTCTCTTAAGTTTATCTACATACCAAGCTCTTTGTTTTTTAGTTGCCACTATCCAACCTCCGTAGTATCATCATCTATTATAGGCTTACCAACCATTTTAGGTATTAATACATCATTAAGCCAAAGACTTTGAATCTTAATAATTCTTTTGTCTAAGTTGTAATATCTTTTATCTGCAGTTGTAGAGACTGTATATGTGTCTTTGACTATTTCTGTCCTTGCACAAAAGTCATCTTTAGCTCTATTGATGAGTTTAACAATTTCCACTTCTCCCATTTTAGGATGATGTTGTTGTATTAATTCTATCATTTCTTTAGTCGACATTATTCACTCCTCGGTGCAGTACCTTCTTCTGAGAATCTTATCATTTCATCAGTATAAGCTTCTTTTAATATTTGTCTTTGAGAAGATAACATTGCTAATATTTCTGAATCTTCTTCATCCTGAACTGCATTACTAACAAAAGCATCTAAAATATTTATACATGCCTTTAATACTATTGCCTGATAACACTCATCTGGTAATCCCGATATAGATGTATCCTCTGTAATATCACTAGTAGGATAAGCAAAATAGTATACTTTTACCGTTTCATCACTAGTAGGCGTTGGATATATATTTAAAGCTGTAGTCCCAGCATCAGTTAAATACGCATATACAGGGCTATGTTTAGTTGCAAGATATATACTATTTGCATCTTTTGCTTTTTCAAAATCCTGTATTGAAACTGGCAAACATTCTCTATTAGAACCCCCACTAGCATCTAATCTTGTGACAAGTAAAACTTTATTATCCTCTACACTTGTCCAAGTAGGAGTACTATTATCTAAATCCTCAGGGTCAACAGCATATTTTAATAGTAACTCAATAGGCATACTATCAACTACTTCAGCAACAGCAGTATTAAATAAATCTGCTTCACTATTAAAATCAGTGTAATCTGAAGATATTAAATCTGTTATCCTATCTGCAAATGATACTAACGATGCCATTATTTCTTACCTTTTTTCTTAAGATTTAATTTTCTCCTAGTATCAAGTTTCACTTGACCATGCCAAGGATTCCCGATACTAGTTGAAAAAACGTTTGCTAATTTTTTAGCCATTTATTATCTAGCAACTCTAGCTGTAGTCCTAGATACAGCTAAATTAGCTGATTTTCTACCTTTAGACACACTTCTTCCTTTTAACTTTTTAATCTTAGTACCTGGTATAGTCCTACCACCATTTACTAAGTTGTGTATTTCTTTGATATCTCTTATCATTTTCTTCTCCTATTTATATTTACGAAATCATTAATATGCAAGGCCAAAATTGATTATAAGCTGATACTATTGAGCCACCTGCTCCTTGCACAAATTCAGTTTTCATTTTACAAAATCCAGCCCTTCCAGATAAAGTTACATTCATTCCGTTGATACTTCCTGTTGAATCAACGCTATAATTTAAATCGCTAGCTGCCAAATGTGCATGTGCAGGGAAATCATTATTACCCCCTGCTAAACTATTAATAGTTTCTATATCATTATGTATCATACTTCCATATGACCATTCTTCTCCTCCAGATGGCCAGATAAATGCTGTACTTGATGCCTGTGTAGAATGTGCTCCATCTTTATTTACATTCCAGTTTAAAGCTAAAGTTATGCCTCTATTTGCAGTAATATCTTCCCTTGACTTGGCTAAATTTAAAGCCCCATGACCACCACCAGAACTACCCGTTTCAAGCATAATCATTGGATTAAATGCTATACTTACATTCTTATTCATTAAATTTATCGGAATAATATCACTATTAAATGATATATTTTCCGTATATGGCATTCTTAAAAATGAGGCATAACCTCCATGATATATTTTTCTTCTTTCCATTTGGTCAAATGTTGGTAAATTTATTCTATATATATCACCATCTTCACTATTAGTAATACTAATAAACATAACTGCTACTCCAACATCAATAGTAATTAGGTCATTAGTATAGGTAGGCGCCGCCCAAGCATGGTTAGACCCATCATTACTAGCATAAATTGTATCAGTCAATTGACCGCTTAAAGTATATTTATGTACTATATAATGGTCACCATCATCTGTAAATTCTAGATAATAATAAAAATTACAGTTAACAGAACTATTACAATATCCAAATTTTATTACATTATCATCACCACCTGCTATTTGAGTAATATAAGTTTCACCATCAGTAGAACCATTACCATCATCTATCCTACCAAGATTAAATGGTTTATAATAGTAAGGAACCCATTTTCCAACAGTTTCCTTATAATTAGATGCTAAAGTTACATTTGCCATGATTAACTATTATGCATAAAAATATTAATTTTTATTGGTGTAGCGCTATTATCTACAGCATCCCCATCTAATCCAAGCCTCATATAAGGCATTCTTCCATATGCATCAAAATCATAAGTTAATTGACCTACAGTTTCTGTACCTGCATCCCAAGTTCCTATATCTCTCATATTTACATAATTAGTTCCATCTACGGAACCTTCTATATGACAAGTTACATTTCCTGGGTCTCCTGCTAAAGTTTGTAATGCACTATTTACTACTACAGTAAAATCAGTATTTATACTCCAATCAAAAGATTTGGTATAGGTTAAAGCACCATCAATAAGCCACATATGACATTCATGTCTTACTTGAGCATTAATTCCACTTGCTCCTGTAGCTGATTGAACAACGCTAACATTTGCTTCGTCAGCAGAATCTGTATTAATGGAACTATTAGTATTACTACCTAATGTTGTCCAAGTACTAGATGTTCCTGCCATAACTTCCTCCTTCCAAATTTATGTGAAGGGGCCGAAGCCCCTCCACGATTAATAAACTAACCACTTACTACGATGGGTCAGGTCCTACACCAGTAGTTCCGTCACCGCCTATTTCATTTCCTTGTAGACCCACACCACCTGACTTAATAGCAAATGTTATAGTACATCTACCAGCACCATCGGTTAAATCCGTTGCTGCAGTATCAAGTGCAAATCTTGCATAAGGAGCATGTATGTCACTAGCATCAACTTCTATACTATAGTTAGTAGTTGTAGCAGACCCTACATTTATATTAAGGTCTACTGAATCAACCCAACTAGGAGTAGCCGAAGAAGCCCCCATAACATCATCAGATGTTACACCAGTTGTTGATGTTTGTAAACTTGCATCACAAACTACTGCTGCACCAGCTGCAGTTGTCATATCAACAGTCATAGGGAATTTCTTATCTTCCCAATCTATTCCGTCGGGAAAAACAGAAGTAACAGTAACTACTTCAGCTGATGCACTTTCATTATCATCAAGAACTAATCCTGATTCAGAGTATATATCATAACCATTTTTACTTGTTTTAGTCCAAGCCATAATAATCTCCTTCCCTTAAGAAAACTTAAGAATTGCGTGGGTTTCAGGGAGACTAATTTCCAAGCCAGATTCAGTGATGATTTGGTCTTGTCGACCATCAACGCCATTGTCTTGTACATTAGTTTCAATGAAGGTGTCTCGACTAACACCATTACCACTAAGTGGTCTGTAGTTTACATTTTTCATATCAACAGCTACACAATAATCTTCCCACGGACCCCTTAATAAGGGCTCAGCTACAAAATGAAGATTACCGAATATAGTATTAACTACAGTTACTGTATGCCCAAAAGCACCAGGTACTGTATTAACATCTAATCTATATTGAGATGAACCTACAGAATTATTTAGAAAACTTCCATTACCTAATTTATTCAAATAAGTAATGACTT